CTAATGGTGGAACTACATCATCTAATAGTAATGGTAGTATAACTTCTACAGTACAAGCTAACACTACAGCAGGATTTTCTATAATTACTTATACAGGTAATGGTAATGCAGATGGAGCATTCGTTTATACAGGATTTGCACCAAAATTCTTTATGTTAAAATGTACAAGTAATGGTGGTGCTTGGCATATATTTGACAACGAAAGAGATACAATAAATCCAAATGATGCAAGATTATTAGCTAATACAAGTGATGCAGAAAGCACAAGTGCAGGAGTTACTTCAGATATGTTATCAAATGGTTTTAAATTAAGAAATTCAGATGGTGCTTTAAATGGTAGTGGTAGAACCTTTATATACATGGCATTTGCAGAACATCCATTTGTAAGTAGTAAAGGAGTGCCGACTACTGCGAGATGAAAAATGATTGGCATATTTACACTATTACAGCTTTACTCATATCTTTCTTAATATTTATTCCTAAGTCATATTCAGCAGACACAAATACAGTATCTAGTGGAACTGTAACTATTGACAAAACCCCACCTTCAGCAATATCACCAAGTGTCAATGCACAATCAGATTTATGTGTAGTACCTGTTAGTGGTGCAGTTCAATCTACTGTTATTGGAATTAGTGCAGGGAGTGTCTATGACTCAGAGTTCTGCCAAAATATTAGACTTAGTAAAGCATTAGCGGCTCTTGGCTTAAAAGTAGCTTCTGTTTCTATCTTGGCACAAAATGATGCTAGAGTTTTTGATGCTCTTTGGTTAGCAGGAACTTACCCCCCTATTTTTGATAGTGATGGAAAGTCTGTAATTGGCATAGATGCTAGAGATGAATGGCTCAAAGAAGAAAACCAACATTTAATACCAGAGGACTCTAAAATATTTCCTAAAAATGCAGTCAAGCAAGTAAATAAAACCAAAGAAGGAGAATGGGATGCTATCAAAGATTTTGGTCTTATTGCTCTTAGTATGCTTCTCATACTCTAAAGCTGAAGATCTAACCACAGGTAATATTCTAGATCCTGCTGATGAATGGACTCTAGAAGATAAAGCATCAACCACACAATGTAGTTATTCTGGAACTTTAGAAGATGGTGAGGTATGCACAGGTAGTTCTAGTATTGGTGGTGGATATAATGAAAATGATGGTGGAAAGATTGTTAGCGATCAATACTCACTTATAAATCAAGGTTTATCTATTGATGAAATACAACAAGGATTTGACTATACATATGGCTCAACAATAGAGAGTCATGTATCTAATACTAATGTTTTATCTTGTGTTGATACCAATGGAGATTGCAAAGATTATTTTTCTATTACATTAAATCTATCAGATCAAAACGGAACTATATTTAAAACCCATGAACACACAGTAGAAATGGATTATCAAGGTCAGCAAGTTTATGAATATTTAGCAACACTTGATCCTAATTTTTATGAAGATGTTTCTTTTCAAATGGATATTTGGTCAGTAGATGCAGGATATACGAATGGTTATTATGGTGGAATTATAAGTAATCCTTTTCTTTCCGTTCAATATCAAACTGTTGAAATGATAACTGATATAATTACAGATATTGTTAATGACATTGTTTTTGATGAAATTGAATTTGAAGAAGTATCTTTTGAAGTAGTCATTGAAGATTTTTTTCAAGATGATTTAACATTTGAATTTGATTTTGCTCCTGTTGAACAAGCACCTATAGAGATAGACATGGTTGAAGTTGAAGAAATACAATTAGAAATACAAGCAGAATTTGAAGAACAATTACTTGATGAAATGCCAGAGATGGAAGATATACCAGAGCCAGAAGTTATAGAAGAAATAATAGAAGAAACCCCAGAAGAAATATCTGAAGAAGTGCAAGAGGAAGTACAAGAAGAAATAGTAGAAGAAGTTGTAGAAGAAGCACCAGAAGAAATAGAAGAAGAACAGGAAGAAATTACACCTGCTGAAATAAAACAAAAGATTGCTAATAAATTGATGGCTAGTCAAAAAGATAAAATGAGTACAGAAGCACAAACTACAACTCTAGCTTTAATGGTAATATTAGCTGATACTAGTTTTGATAGTTATTTAGAAAAACAAATTATTGATGGTGCATTTTATAAAGATGTTGGTCTACAAGATCAAAATGTGATAATAGATTATCAAGCAGGTATATTAGAATATATGGATTACGGAATGATAAATGAAATGGTAGATAGTCAATGGAAGTAGAATATAAGGGAATTTCTATGAAGGGTGGAAAACTCTTTATTATATTGTCTTTATTAGGAACTCTAGGTGGTGGACTGTGGGGTGCTTTTGAATTTTGGAAGGATTATCAAACACTTCAATCTAGAGTTGAGAATTTTATTTCGCCGAATTTATCACACTATGATGAACAAATTGCAGTACTAAAATCAGAAGTTTCAATGATATTAGAAGAAGTTAGTTTAGTTAATGATGTAGCCACTTCATTAAAGAATGATTTAAGAGATGATATTAAAACAATGAAATCAGATATTAGATTACAAGATAGAATTATCAAAGATGTGGAAACATCAGTCAAAGAGATGGATAGACAATTACATCAAGATCTAAAACAATTAGAAGAAGAATTAGATACTAATATTAAAAAAGCATTATCAAATCCATTGGCAGGTACTAAATAATGGCTACTCCAGAAGAATTAAAACAAAACTTAAAAAAGGCAAAACAAGAACTTAGAGAAGCAAGAGAAGAATTAAAAGAAGCAAAGATTAGAGAGAAACTTTATTTAGAAAGATTAGAGAATTGGGCAGAAAAAAACCAACAACTCAATTCTAAAATTTCCAACATGACTATTGATGAAGTAACATTAATGCAAAAAGCAAAAGCAGAATATGTAGACAAATATCTGAAAGATAAAGAAATCACAGAAGCATTTGACAAACAGGCACAAGTAAAGTTAGATGGAATATAAATATTAAATCAAAATGAATTTAGATATAAAAACAATTTTACCCTATATTGTCATTCTAGTGAGTATTGGAATGACTTGGGGAATGTGGTCGGCTAGACTAGAAGCTGTAGAAAGAAAAGCAGAAACAGTTAATGCAATACAACAAGATATAGCAGTAATTAAAGAAAAAATTATCTGGATAGAAAAGTATTTGAATGGTGATTAATCTTGAAAATGTTCATCATAATATGGTTGTGTATTCAAGATCCATCCATACCTTTAGATAAAACCTGTATTACAGATATTTTATACAAACAATCCTACGACACTAGAGAAGAATGCCGAGAGGCATCAGTAGAAATTGCAAATAAATATATGGAATATCCTAATCTATATATAACGACCTTCTGCACCACAAAGGAATTTTCTGAGATATGACAGTCTATAAAAAGATATTAGTAGTGAGTGATACTCATTTTCCTTATCATCATAAAGATACTTTCCCATTTCTCATCAAACTTAATAAAAATTATAACCCAGATTGTGTTGTTCATATTGGAGATGAGATGGATTGGCATAGTGTAAATGTAAGTCATGTCATAAATCCAGACTTACCTGCACCTGCTGATGAATTACTAGCAGGGAGAAGTTTATGTTCTCAGCTAGAAAAAATATTTCCTAGTATGTATTTATTAGAGAGTAATCATGGATCTATGATATTGCGAAGGGCTATGGCAAAGGGAATGTCAAAGTTCTTCATTAAAGATTATAACGAAATATTAGATGTATCTCATAGATGGAAGTGGGTAGAAAAACTAATATTGGAAACAGATAAGGGTAGAGTTGTATTTGCACATCAATTTACAAAAGATATTGCAAAAGCAGTTAAAGAAAGTTCTATGAGTTGCGTACAAGGTCATTTTCATACAGTTTCAGAAATAAGGTATGTAGCTAATAATTTTCATTTAAATTGGGGAATGTCAGTAGGATGTATGATAGATAAAAAATCTTTAGCTATGGCATATATGAAGGTTAATCTAGCAAAACCCATACTTTCTTGCGGTGTTATAACTAATGGTATTCCCTACATTGTACCAATGGTCTTGAAGAAAGACGGATCATGGGATAAAAATATATACTTATGAGTGATTTTGACGATAAAATTAACCCTGCCTATTATATAGGATCAAAGATACAAGTTATTGATATAATAGAAGAATTTAAATTAGGGTATCACGAAGCTAATGTCTTAAAATATATTATTAGGCATAAGAGCAAAAACAAACTTGAAGATTTAAAAAAAGCACAATGGTATTTAGCAAGATTAATAGAGAGGTATAATAATTAATGGATATTCAAAGATTAAAGAAATCAGTTATTAAACATGAGGGGATAAGATATGAGAGGTACAAGGATCATCTAGGAAATTGGACTATAGGAGTCGGTCATCTGATTAGAGATGATGAAGATTTTGGAACACAACCATTGACTAACGAACAAGTAGATAAAATTCTAAATGTAGATTTAAACCAAGCTATTAATGATGCTAGAAATTTTGTTGATGAAAATTCTATTAAAGAGGAAGCATTTGAGATTGTGGTTGAGATGAGTTTTCAATTAGGATTACCAAGACTTTTAGGTTTTAAAAATTTTAGGAAAAGTTTGCAAGAAGCAGATTACAAATCAAGTTCATTACATATGCTTGATAGTCGGTGGGCAAAGCAAACACCTAATAGAGCAAATGCTTTAGCATTACAAATGGAGAACTTATAAATGATAACTAAATTATTAGGCGGTGATCTTGTAAAAAATGTTGGTGGCATAATAGACTCACTACATACTTCACAAGAAGAAAAAGATAATGCAAAAATAAAACTAAAAGAAATAGAAGCACAATTAAATAAAGCACAAACAGATATAAATTTAGCTGATGCAAAGTCTACAGCTACAGGACTAAGTGGATTACTACAGAGAATTTGGCGACCATTAATTGGTGTAAGTTGTAGCTTAGCTATTTTTTGGGAATTTGTATTAAAGCAATTCATAGTTTTTTTCCTTGCTGTGTTTGAAGTTGAAACTCTACCCTTGCCAACTCTTGATATGGGTGTTTTAATGCCTCTTGTCATGTCATTGTTAGGAATGGCAGGACTGAGAACTTACGAAAAACAAAAGGGGATAAGTAAATGAAAATAGTAGATACAGTAATGGATTGGTTTGAGGGTTTTACAAAACTTAAATCATGGGTGAGAGTATTGATGGTAATGGCACTTGTTGTAGTATTACATCATTGGGTACTACACTAATGGATAAGAAAAAAAAAACTAAAGGTCTTTCCAAAAAGCAAATGAAACTTCCTAAAGCATTAAGAGATGCTATTATGAAGAAAAAGAAAAAGTAGGAGATAGAGATGCCTTATCATTATGGGGGATCTTCAAAAGTGAAGAAAACCAAAAAAACCAAAAAGAGGAAAAAGAAAAAGAAATAATATTGGGGTGGGTTTTTCCCACCTCACAAACATCATGGGAATAACTACATCAACACTAATTCAAGAACTCATACCGAGATCATCTGGGAAGCGAAGAAAAAAGAAGAAAGTAAAAACATTCAAAGCTAAAGAGAAAATCTTGCGTGTCAAAAATACTTCATATTAAATTTTACGACCATATGTCATTGACGAATGAATGGCATGATATTGATTTAATCCTTAAAACAAAAATTGTTGAATGTGAGGTCATAGGATTTCTCATTAAAGAAGATGATCTAGCATATTTCCTTGCAACTATGCTTGGAGGGGAAGAAATGGGATCATGTCATGTAATTCTCAAATCTACAGTAACTTCAGTCAAAGAATACCCAAAAAAATCCAAATAAATGCGTTTCTAGGGGGTATGTAGCACTTCCAGAAGGCAATCATACTAGATAATTAAAACACCCCTCCTGTATGAGAAAACTATAGTTAAACGAAGGGGTGCATGTTAAACGACCCATTTCAGAGCCGACAGGAGGAATACTACTAAAAAAGAAGTGTTCTAATTCATTTCTACTGATTTTTATGTCCAAATCAATGGGTAAATTAGACAACAATTATTTATAATAATAATTTGCATTTTCTATAAAATTTCTATACAAATATACTTATGTTAAACACAAAGGAGAATACAATGACTACATTCGACAAAGTATCAATGTATAATCACATTGAGATCAGAGAAAAGCCTAATGGTAATATTATCTTTACCAATATTTATAATAACGATCAATTAAACGCCATACCTTCAACAAGTGGTAAGTTTGGAGATTATCTTTTATTTAAAGAAGATAGAAAAGATTTATCGAAATTTATAAAAAATAAATCTCAATTAGTTGATTATGTTTATGAGGTTTGGAAATAATATGGAACATTTTATTTTTGAAATAATCACACATTGGGGAAGAAGAAAAAGCGTTGTCAATGTGAAAGCTAAAAACTATCAGTCAGCTTTAAAGATTGCTTATCAGAACTTTCCTAAGAAATGGTTTTATGCTGATGAGTTTTTCAATGCAGGTTTTGAAGATGATATTAAAAGATCAGTTCAGATTTTTGCAAGACCTTACATTGATATTAACACAGGTAAATATTTAAAGAGAGGAACATACTAATGATAAACGAAATACTTACACTAATTGTTCATATAGGAATGATTGGTTTCACACTTTATTTTATTAAGGAGTTATTTAGTGAATAGACAAAAACTAGCAGAGGTAAAATATAACCTACAAGGTCAGCTTAAAATGAAACTTCATAAATATGAAGTACATCAAAAAGAAGTTGGAGGAATACCAGATGAGTTTTTATCTGGTTATCAATTAGCAATAAAAGATTTAGGAGTGCTTGTACCAGATTGGAAACATGAAAGTGTTAGTAATGAAAACAATCCAAAAGTATTTCCAGATGAGGAAGGAGGAACAAATGACAATACTTGAATTTACAGGAAAGAAGAAATCAGAAAAGTACACAACAATCCGTGTTAAGACTTCTGATATTGATAAGATTAAAAAGGCTTATCATAAAAAAGATATGACAGCGACTATGCACGATATCTTTACTCAAATGGTCAATACTTGTTTTTTGGATAAAAGATAATGCCAGAACAATTAAAACCATTTACTAGTTTAGTTGCAAAGCTATATCTAAATTATGGATATACTAAATATCCATTATGCTTACATAAACAGGAGGAAATAGATGCTAAAGAAGTTGTTAGCCATGTGTATGATTACATCATGTACCTACAATCCTGTGATTGATACAGCAGGAAGAAGCGGAACATTTGATAAGTCGAATGCAACACAGATCACTAATGATTTACAACATTGTAAAACATTGGCTAAAGAAAATACTAATGAGGTACTAGAAGGATTTAAGGTAGTGCATAATTGGTATATACGACCATCATTGTTATTTTTGCCAGACAAAGCAAAATACAATTACAAATCAATGGTAAACAAATGTATGACTTTGAGAGGTCATGCAGTATTAACAGGAGAATAAAACTATGGAAAAAAGAAACGACTATCTAATCAAAGCATTAGAAAAAGCAAGGAAGGAATTTAAGGAACTTAAAAAGTCTGGAAAAAATAATTTCTTCAAAACAGCAGGTGGTAAAGCACATGAATACAGTACCTTAAATGATGTATTTACAGCTTGTAGAGATGCCTTAATGAATAATGATCTCAACATCATGTATAATCTATCTTATAACGAAGGTATGAATTTTTTGACTACA